TGGTTGAGGTATTCTCAGGTGAAGCCTTGTACCGTGGTGCCTATGGTGGTCGGGGTAGTGCCAAAAGTCGAAGCTTCGCCAAGATGGCTGCTGTTTATGGATTACGCTGCGCCCAGGCGAAGGAGAGCGGGGTTATTGTTTGTGGTCGAGAATTTCAAAACTCGCTTGATGAGTCAAGCATGGCGGAGGTTAAGCAAGCAATTGAGAGTGAGCCGTGGCTGGCGAAGAATTACGAGATTGGGGAAAAGTACATCAGGACTAAAGACGGACGTATTGATTTCACTTTTGTCGGACTTAGAAGAAATATCGAGAGCGTCAAGTCCACGGCACGAATTAGGCTCCTTTGGGTTGATGAAGCCGAACCTGTCTCCGAGGTCGCTTGGCAAAAGGCTATCCCGACTGTTCGCGAAGAAGGGGCCGAGATCTGGGTTACCTGGAACCCTGAAAGAAGAGCATCTGCGACCAATCAAAGATTTAGAGTTAACCCGCCGATAAATAGTAAAATCGTCGAGGTTAACTATAAGGACAATCCTTGGTTTCCGACCGTTTTGGAGCAAATCCGCAAGGAAGATGAGCGGGTTAGGCCAGAGCAATACGCCCATGTGTGGCTCGGCGACTATGCGAGTGCACACACGGGGGCGTATTTTGCGCGACATTTAAATGAGGCAAAGGAACAGGGTCGGATCACCAAAGTAACGCGAGATCCGCTTCTTAGTATTAAGGCATTCTGCGATCTAGGGGGAACTGGCGCTAAGTCTGATGCTTTTGCGGTGTGGATTGCGCAATTTGCCGGCAGGAACGCAGTTCATATTTTAGATTACTATGAGGCGGTGGGCCAACCGCTGGCGGCACATATCGAGTGGCTGCGTGATAGCGGTTGGGGTAAAGCACAAATATATCTCCCGCATGATGGCGCGACACATGACAGAATTTATGACGTAAGTTTCGAGAGTGCTTTCCGGTCGGCGGGTTTCCCGGTCGAGGTAATCCCGAACCAGGGCCGCGGCGCGGCAAAGATGCGGATCGAAGCCGCGCGACGGTTGTTTCCGAGCGTGTGGTTCAATGAGGAGACGACTGAAGCCGGCCGGGATGCCTTGGGGTGGTATCACGAAAAGAAGTCAGAGGACATTCGTGACGTTGGGCTTGGGCCTGAACACGATTGGTCGAGCAACGGAAGTGACGCTTTCGGTTTATTGTGTGTAGCTTACGAGATGCCGCAGGGGCGGCCAGTTAAGTTGAAATATAAAGAAATGGGTATAGTTTAAGGCACGTATTGCCATGTTATGCGGCGAATGGCGTGGTCGGCGGTACTTGAACTGACATTGTACTTTTCGGCCAATTCGCGAACGAACACGCCGCCGGCCGCATATTCGGCGCGCATAGCTGTAACGATGGCGGCTGTCAGTTTTGCGTTACCGTTTCTCTCGCTATGGGCGAGGCGGCCTTTTAGGCGGGCGTCTTCGTTATTGTCGGCGGCGGTTCCGAGAAAGAGGTGATCGGGTCGCACGCAAGACGGGTTGTCGCAGGTATGGAGGACGAACATCCCATCCGGGATGGGACCGTAACGGAACTCCCAAGAGTATCTATGAGCTTTAACGTAACCGCCATCTCCGTCGCCCAATTGGCCATAGCCGTTCCGTATTTTTGGCCCGGTCCAAAGCCAGCAGGTTTTAGTTTTTCGCACTCTTCGCCAGAACCGTTCGATTAAGGTCCCGTACTTGCGAAGAGCCATCCGCCGGTTTCGGCAGAGTACGCTACAGCAAAGACCGCCACCTTTCCGGATGTCCGCCGGATAGCACCGAAAAGCGACGCCACACATGGCGCAAGTGCGATCTATCATAGTCTGGACTATATCCCATCCTAGGTAGGAGAACAGTATGGCTTACGTCGCAGTATCGAACAGCCCGATCCGGGTGCGCCAGACCGGCGGGGCGGTTGATCCGGGTTATGGCCAGGGCGGTGGCGGGCAGATCGACAACACGCTCCCGGGCGGTGGGCACATCAGCGGCCAACCGGTACCGGGAGGCGGAATTGATAACTCTCTGCCGGATCCGCCGCCGGGGATCTGGCCGCCGGCCTCTCCGGGGCATCCGTGGTTGCCGATCCCGCCGGATGCCAGCACCAAGCCGCCGCCGGGGACGGTATGGCCGCCGGTGGCCGAGCAGTTGCCGGACGGCGAGTTCTGGGTGGTGGTTGGCATCCCGGGGGTGGGGTGGCGCTACGTCTGCGTCGATCTGAACTTGCGGCCGGATAACAGCCTGCCTGGTAGCGGCGCGCGGCCGGATCAGGGACTGCCTGGACAACCCGGTCACCCGGCCAATCGTCCGCCGGGGCAGGGGGTGCCGCCGCGGCCGGACAACACGTTGCCGCCGACCGCTGAACCGAAGCGGTAGGAACAAACAGGGGCGGCGCAAGCCGCCCTTTCCTTTTTAGGAGCAGAGATGAGTGCGAGCGACAGCGCGATGCTGCAGGGCCTGACGACAAGGATCGAGAAGCTCGAAGGCCAGGTGGCGGAGCTGATGGAAAAGGTGCTGGGCAAGGAGCTGCACGGCGATCTCTACGGTCCGGAGGTCAACCACACCGAGGAGCGCGAGGCGCGTCGGGGTCCTGGCCGGCCGCCCGGAGCGCGCTGATGCCGCGCCGAACCCCGACCGGCAAAAAGACCGCGGTGGCCGATGTCGAGGACAAGCTTGCCTCACGCTATGGCAAGGGCGATCCGCGGGTTTACGCGACCTTGAACAAGATCGGCCTGATGCAGGGCAGCAAGGTCACGGCTAAGGGCAAGAAAGCCGCTAAAGGAGCAAGTCGCAAGCGATGAGCGACGGTTACCGAACCCTGGGCTCGGCTTTTGCCGGCGACGATCTGCCGGGCAGCATGCGCCCGGGCGGCAGACAGCAGCCGGAACGCCAGGAGGAGATTGTCCAGGGTCTCGATCTAGACGAACTCGACGAGGCGAACGTCAAGTCGATCATCCAGGAAGAGTTGGACAGTGCCTTAGGCAAGGATGGCGGGCAGCTCAGCCATGACCGTATGCAAGCGATGCGGTATTACAACGGCGAGCTGTTCGGTAACGAGGTGGCGGACCGATCACAAGTCGTCATGCGCACCGTGCTGGAGGCGGTGGAGTGGGTCATTCCGGCACTTATCCGGATCTTCACGGCATCAGACAAGCTCTGCATTGTCGAGCCGCCGCGGCCGGGAATGGAAGGCATAGCGCGACAGGCAACCGACTTTCTCAATTATACCCTGATGAGCGACAATAACGGGTTTATGTTGCTTCACGATTGGTTTAAGGACGCGCTACTCGAACGCTTAGGCTGGGTCAAATATTATTGGGACACCCAGAAGACCACCGAGACCTATACATATACGGGACTGACCAAGGAGCAATACGACGCCCTCTTAGGCGATGACGAAGACATCGAGGTCGTCAAGCTGACGAAATACACCCAGGACGCGGACGAGTTCACGATGGACCGGCCTTTTGTGCCGCCGCCACCTCCTCCAATGCCCGTGCCACCGCCTTCAGGGCCTCTGCCAGGTGGGGTTGGTATGGGGGGAATGATGGGCGGACACGGGAGTGGTCCGCTGCCGTCGGGATCGATGCCAGGGCCGCCACTGCCGCCCCCAGGTGCTGCCGGGCCGCCTCCAGGTATGATGCCGCCGATGCCGCTGGCTCCGCCACTGCCGCCTCCGCCGGTTGAGTTGTACGACTGTACTCTGCGGGTTACCCGCGAGCACGGTGTTGTGCGCATCCAGAACGTGCCGCCGGAGGAGATCCTATTCTCCCGCCGGGCCAAACGCGGCGACATTCCGTTTCTGTCCCACCGCCGCAGATGGACCTACAGTGACCTGGTAGAGCAAGGGTACGACCAGGAATGCCTCGACCTGGTGCCGTGGGATGACAGCGGCGAATACAATATGGAGCGGGTGGAGCGGCACAGCGAGGAGCAGGATTGGCCGCACGGCAACGCCAAGGGCAGCCGCAGGGAGATCTGGGTCGAGGAGAACTACTGCAAATTAGCGGTCGAGGAGTTCGACGAAGGCGGCAAGACATCTGAACTCTACCGGGTGATGACTGCCGGCAACGGCATGGTCATTCTCACGAAAGACGGCAAAGCCGCGGTCGAGTGCGTCGACGAGGTGCCGTTTATCAGCATCTGCCCGATCCCGGCTTCTCACAAGTTGGTCGGGCAGTCTCTCGCCGATCTGACGATGGATCTGCAACTGATCAAGTCGACCTTGATCCGGCAGATGATCGACAACGCCTTCTTGAGCAATTGGCCTCGTATCGAGGTCGGTGACGATATTGTCAATGAGAATACTTACGACGATCTGCTGACCCTAAGACCGGGCGGGATCGTCAGAACCAGAAGGCTGGGCGGCGTCCAGCCGATGATGATCCCGTTTACCGCCGATAAGTCTTTCCCCCTGGTGCAATACCTGGACGAGATCGCCCAGCTCAGGACGGGCATATCATCTCAGGGCCAGATGATCAGCCCGGACGCGCTGAACAACACCGCCGCCGCCTCGATCGCTATGTTGCAGCAATCGGCGGCGCAGCGGGTGGAGTTGTTCGCCAGGATCTTCGCCCACGGGGTGGAAGAACTGATGCGTGGGGTGATGCGCCTCATTCGGAAAAATCAGCAGCAGGAACGTATCATCCGGGTGACCGGTGGCTGGCTGAATGTCGATCCCAGGGAGTGGCGGCAAGAGATGCCGGTGACGGTGTCGGTCGGTCTCGGCACCGGCAACCGCGACCAGATATTGCAGCATTTGATGCAGGTGATCCAACTGCAGGGCACTATCGTGCAGCAGCAGGGCGGTGTCGGCGGGCCCCTGGTGTACCCGCAGAATGTCTACGATGCGCTGAAGGCTTTGCAGGAAAATGCGGGCTTCAAGAGCAGCTTCTTCGCTGATCCCAGACAAGGCCCGCCACCGGGCAGCCCGCCGCCGCCGCCGAAACCGCCTGATCCGGAGATGTTGAAGGCGCAGGCGAAGATCCAACAGGAGCAGATGCAGGCGCAGGCCAATTCTCAGGCGATCGTCATCAAGGCGCAGGCGGAGGAGCGGCTGCTCAACGAGAAAGCCCAGGCTGACGCAGCGATCCAGCAGCAGAAGCTGCAGCACGAAAAGGAGATGGGGCTCCTCAAGGCCGAGTACGAAAAGGAGCTGGAGCGGCAGAAGGCGGAGAACAACCTGGCGGTTGGCATGGCCAAGGTCAGGATCGCGGGCGAAGCAAAACAGCGCGAGATCGAGCTGAAATACGCCGCCGGGGCTTACGACCAGCGCCCGGTCGGCCCGCCGAACGGGCAAGGCGGGCCGTGACCGTCATCGCTTTCGCCAAGAAGGAACCGCCAAAACCCCGGATCTGGGTCTGCAACTGCGAGTGCGA